CCTGCACTATTATCAAAAGCATTTCCCAAGTAAATTTGAAAAAAGTTGTTTGTTCCTGCTTTTGCGAAAATTGAAATGGTATAACTTGTACCCGAAATGTATGTAGGAGTTTGATAAAAACGATGCACACCAAAAGTGCCATCACCCCCAATCAATGTAGCATTTTGAACACCCTCTGGACTAATTGAATTATTAGATGTTCGTGTGATACCATTATCAGTCCAATCCTTTAGGTATTCGCTTTGTGTAAACAAATTACTCCGTTGAGGCTCAAGTAAAAGAGAAGGACACGAACCACTATAATCTAAACGAGGCATATCCTCCAAGATACCTGACTGCGCTGCGCTTGTCCCTGTTTCAATGTAATCAGTAGCTACCAAGCCTTGCTCTAATTGAGCGTCTTGGATGTAGATGTTTCCAGTACCCGCATCGCCTACTCCGTTGTCGTTTGGTACGGGGTAAATCCAAACTTTTTGAAGTGTAGCGTTTATCGTTACATCACAACGATACCAGCCACCGCTTAAACTCGTGATATTAGAGTCTATAATTGTTCCATCTGTTGAACCCTTAACTCCATTTGATAAATCAAAGTATTTGCCGTTATAACCTCCAGTATCTTGAAAACGCAACAATACCCAATCAAAAGTACCAGCCTTTGCGTAAACGCTATATGTTTGAACTCCCGAATTTGTAGAATCTTGGCGCAAATAGTCAAAGGCTACATTTCGCTCTAAAAGCCACGCATCACTTGAACCATCGTATCCGATTTGACCGCTTGTCAAAGTCATTCCTGTATCTAATGTCCAAGTCGTATCAAACTGATTAGATTGCTCTAATAAGTTATAAGGCATCTCTTGGATATAGCCGTCTGAATCTGTGTAAGTTCCAGTTGTACTTCTTGAAAAAGTAAAATCTTGCTTGTAGAATCTCTCACCCTCTTTATAGTATCCGAGTAGGTTGTCTGTCTTTCCAGCCCAGTTGCCGCCGCCTAATTGTATTGTTGGTTCTGCCATAATTATAATATTGTATATCCGTAGAATGTTGCTAAATTATTAAAACTCAAGTTTACCTGACCAGTCAAATCCGATAGTTCCTCATCACTCAACGCCTCATCAAAGACCATTAATTGTTTTGTTTTGCCGTAGAAAGGAAAAGAGCCGCTTCCATAAGATGCCATTAATTGATTTAAACCGCTTAAAGATATTGCGTCTGTATTTATGGCAACTTCACTTCCGTTAACCCATAAAGCAATATCATTTGATTTGTATTTTATAGCTACTTTATTCAAAGTAGCTTGTTTGGTTAATGTCATTGTATACGATAAACTTTTAGTGCCTAATGTATTAAATATATCAACTCCAATCCCACTCGCATAATAATACAATGAAACTGCATTTGAGTTTGAGCCATCACTAATTGACCAAATTACAGATGAATTATCTGCTTCATTTAATCTTGCAGCCTCAAAAAACAACACCCCCTCCGAGTCGTTAAACGTCGCAGAAGTCCCAGCATTGTTGCAGACATCGGCGGTGCGAGTGGTGGATGAGCCACTATTTGAAGGGATGTAACTTGTTGCGTAGCTACTCTCCTCAAGTTGCCACCCCCAAGCTAAAACCTCATCACCTACAACTGCTGGATTTGGTATTTCAATACCAGCATTAGTTGTTATTGATGTCATTGTAGCAGTATATACAAATCTTGTCCACTCGGACGGAATTGTATTTTCGTAAATATTAGCTCCTAATCTTATTTGAAAATCCTTACCTATTGAGTCACCAATTCCTTTGATGTAAATTGATGCAGTATAGTCCGATGCATTGAAAGAAATACTTTGATAAAAAAATGGGTCTGTACTTGTTGCAGTTATTTTAGTTGCGTTTTGCGTTCCGTCTGGACTTGTTGCAAAATTATCTGTAAAAGTACCGCTTTTTATTGGTGAATTAGACAAAGATTCTGAATAGGTAACTAAATTTGTTGACTGTCCTTCTAACAATAAACTCGCACAACTTGCCCCTCCGCTATAATCCAAGCGAGGAACGTCATTTTCTATTACTTCTTTAACTGATACGTTGTCTACTTCAAATTCATCTCCGCTTGTTCTGCCTCCAAAAACTAAATTACCAGTAAAATTCAATGAACCTGAATCAACTATAAAACTATAATCAACAAAACTTGATGTTATTACTTGGTCTATAAAAAAGTAATAATCTCTTGATGCTTGAAATTTACCACTACCTGAAGTTTGCCTTGCTCTAAAATTTACTTTATATTTTTTATTTGCTGAAAATACAGTATCTTGATTTAACGACCAATTCGAAGTCCCAGCTTCGACATTACCACCAGCAATCACAGTCCCAACACCTCCGCTTATTGTGCTTCCGTTTAATTTATTCCAATCACTATCCGTTGCAAAATCACCATTAGTAACTAATTCCGTTGTGCTAACTACTGAAGCAACCTCTATCAACCCCTCACTATTCACACGCGTTGCACTTGATGAACGAGAGAAATCGAAGTCGCCTATGTTTGTAATTTCTTTTACTGATACGTTGTCGATTGAGCCAACAAAATTAGCATCAGCTTGTACATATATTCTTTGGTCAAAACTTTGCACTAAAATAAATGTTTTTTCACCATTACTATTAACCCATTCTCCAAAAGTACTTCCACCCATCAGTATCCTTATATTTCCAGCAGAATAATTAGATATAGTAACAATAGCTTTATATGCAGCACCAATTGTAAGTCCCGCATTCTGATATAGGCTTGAAGTGCTTGTCTGACTTCCGTCACAATTTGCTTTGCCTCCACTTATTGTCCATCCAGTTCCTTTAGACCAATCACTATCGGTAGCAAAATCCCCATTAGTAACTTCCTCACTGCCATACGTTGGGTTAGGTTTTACCGAGTATAGCTTTCCGTTTTTATAGCCGCTTGGGATTTGGATTAAACTTGCTTTATCTAATATGCTCATTTGATTCTGTTTAAACTATTAATTATACAACTTCGATTCTCAACCACACCGCCATCTGCTAACACTCTTAATTTGTATGCCTCAAAAAGAATCCGACCAATTGTGTCGAATGTCTTTATTGCACTATATTGAACGCCAAATCCTATCATTAAAGCTTGATCAATAATACAGACCCACTTGCAACATTTACAGTCTTAAATGGTCTTTCACTCGCTGGAGCAATTACCATTCCTTTGGTCAATGTCTTTCCAGTCAACCCCCATTCCGAAAGAATGTCATTGTCTAAAACATCAGTTAATGCAGTGAAAACCACATCATCATTGACTACTAAAAATCTATAATTTGTCGCAATTGTTCCAGTTACAACCGCACCATTGTCTGCATATTTTCCGCCTTTTAAAGCAACTAATTCTTCTATTGTCATTTTTTAAATACTTTCTCTAACACTATATTCCATGATCACCCTCGCACATTGCGAAGTTGAATCAAACATTATTTCTTGATTGGACAAATAAATTTGCTGAATTGTTTTGCTACCACTTACACCTTTGAATCGATTTAAAATCAAATCAATTTGGTCAGCAATATTTGCAGCTTCAGCAAAGCCACCATTACCATCTTTGACTTTACTTGCAAAAATATTAATTTCAACATCGTGATTAATTATCGAATAACCATCCTTAAAGTTTTCAGGTGTGGATTGTTCTGTTATTATAACACGCGGAAATAAATTTTCTTGTGCAGCAAGTCCATAGTTCAATTGCTCAACGATACTCGTTATTGATGAAACATTAAGCAGTTGATAAATAGCACCCCCAATCATTAATGCAAATTTGTACTATTAATCAAATTTATTTGTGTAAACTTTTTTACTTTGTTTAGCAGTTTTTGATGCATTGCATGATCTGCACAATGCTTGAAAATTATTTTTATCCCATTTATCACCACCATCAGACACTGGAACAATGTGGTCAGTGTAGTATGATGATTGATGACAATCCACAACCTCACACACTGGATGGTGCATTTTATAAGCAAGTGATAATTTTCGCCA